CTGGTCTAAATCCAGTAGCACTGTCGGTTGGGACAAATTGAGTGCCACGTCCGTTAGTATTACCAACTCTTCCTGAAGTATTGCCACTTCTTCCTAGAGTTGTTTCTAATACAGGTGGTCTACTGTTATCATTTCTAGTCGCTGGGGTTTCTCCAAGCCCACGTGCCCTAGTCCCAGTAGCCCTAATTCTGTCAACATTTCTAACATATCTTTGTATACTCATTGATACCGAATACTTTAGAATTTGACTTCCTTCATAAGAAATAGGAGAACTGATTACACTTTTAGGGAAAGCATTAACCAAAGTATATGTCAGTTGAAATGTTTCATCATCATTAAAGACGCCTCTATCAGTAGATACATCTTTCTCAAACTTTACAATATACATATTAGTCTTGTAACTATTTGGATAGTTCATCCTATAGTTTGCTGCATATGATAATGCATTAGTTCTGGACAATCTCTGACCACTTCCCTTACCAGAAATATAATCTAACCAACCATCAAACAGATTGATTACCTTATAGTCATGGTCAACATAGAATGTTAGATCAACTGATTCATCATATGTTCTTCGGTATGCCATCTTCTCACTGACACCTTGAAAATCACCAGTAATATCATGTGTACTGAGACCACTCCCAGGCAACACAGCACTATTACACAACAACTCTATATTTTCACCATCAGCAGCATAATCAAATCCATTCTGTCTAAGATGAGATAGGACAGCTGTTGGTGGTGATAGTCTGATCTGATATACGGATGTCTGTGCTAACTGAAGTATACGACTCTTCAGTTCTGATGTTCTGATGGGTCCGATAGCCATCTATAAATATACTTGATTACTATTACTATGTATATGAGTTTTGGGACAATTTGTAAAGTCAAAGTATAAACCTTCCCATCCTGAGAAGTATCAAGGCAATCCCAATAATATCATCTGTCGTTCCTCATGGGAAAGGGTGTTTTGTAAGTGGTGTGACACCAATCCCAACATACTTAGATGGGCTAGTGAAGAGTTCAGTATCCCTTACATCTCACCAGTAGATGGAAGACTACATCGTTATTATCCTGATTATCTAATTGAGTTTCGTGATTCATCTGGTAAGGTAAAGAAACAAATTATAGAAGTTAAACCAAAGAAACAAACACAACCACCCAAACCAGGTGTTCGTGTTACCAAATCATTTCTTTATGAAGCTTCAATGTATGAAAAGAATATGGCTAAGTGGGCAGCAGCTACAGAGTTTGCTAAAGATAATGGTATTGAATTTAGAATCATCACAGAAGATGAATTAGGTATCAAACAACATGATAGTAGACGCACTGGATCTGGAGGAGTACAACGGAGAAGACAGTCGAATAAACGGCCTCGTAGATGATGTCAGGATCTTAAAAAAATCTGACAGAATGATGGAAGCCATTCTCACTCTTCTTAGTGATACACCTGCACCAATACCACAGGTTGGTGCATACTACACCTTCTCATATAAACCAAAGACACCTAGGATTGAATATGATTCAAATCCTCTCATAGCTTGCACTGGTGTATATCAGTGGGGGTTCTCAGGTATCAACTATCATTGGGGAGACTATCGTAATTATACTTGGGAAGAACTAGTTACTAATCCATATCTAGTATACCCATCGGAGTTGGAAGACCTCAGAAGTATTCCATATCAAAATTACAAGATAAATAACTCGTAAGGTATAATCCAAATGTCCATAATTAAGACCACTAGAGTTTGGAATGGTCTACCGGTAGAAGAGTATACAAATGTTTCTACTGGTGTTATCGAACTTAGATCTCTTTCCTTTCTTGGAATTCAGGGAGATCTTTTAGCGACTGGCGATAATACAGGAAGATGGTCTTACAATAATCAAGAAAGATTCTTGTTCATATACAATAACAGACAGAGAACTCAAGGGAGACCTGCTCTCACACAATCAGAGTTTAATAGAAGATTTTTTACAGAAGGAACAAGATTATTCAATAACGATAGAGCAAATGTTCTGAATACAGAAACTAATTATGAAACATATGAAATATTTGAGAACAATACTGCTGCTTACGCAACAACTGGAGTGCCTGGTGTAAGGAATCCAGAAGATGGAACAGTCAATAATAGTGAAGGAAGCAGTGTATCAGACACAAGTAATAATGATGATGAAGCAGAAGATTTAGGAGTCGAACAGGGAGGAAACACCAGAAGAAACACCGATATGAGTGAAAGAAACTTTGGTTCCAATACAAGGTCATTTAGATATCCAATAGGTATTCTTCCTAATCTTGATTATGATTTTATTCAGTTCATTGCTTGTGATTATAGAGGTGCTTCATTTACTGGCGGAACTACTGGTCAGTTTGGTGGGTTAACAGCTGAAGGACCAGAAGCTAGAGTTGGTACTCCTAGGGAGACGATTACTCTTCCAATGATTCCAAGTCTATCAGAGAGTAGTCAAGTTGTGTGGGGAGAGGATAGAATAAATCCACTTCAAGTAATGGCTGCGAACATAGCTGGTAGTGTTCTTGCTGGACAAGCAGAAACTGGTTTTGATTTACCAGCAGCTGTTAAACAATTTGCTGATGCTACAACCGCTGAAGCAACAAAGTTGTTGAATGATGATGGATTGAAAAATTTTATAGTTTCATATTTTGCAGGTCAAGCTGCAGGTGGTGCAAATATTCTTGGAAGGACTGGTTCTGCAGTTAATCCAAACCTAGAGTTATTATTCACAGGACCATCACTTAGATCATTCAACTTTAGTTTCAAGTTTAGACCAAGAGATCCTGATGAAGCGAATATGGTTAGATCAATCATCAGAGTATTCAAAAGAAATATGGCAGTTCAAAGAGCACAAGGTGAAAAGTTTCTTCTAACTCCAAACATCTTTAAGATTAAATATTTACATAATGGTAATCCTCATCCATTCATGAATAGACTTATGCCCTGTGCGTGTACATCATTTAATGTAGTTTACACACCAGATAACAACTACATGACTTATGCGGATGGTAGTATGACTGGTTATGATGTAAATTTCACCATGGCAGAGATCGTACCAATTTACGCTGATCACCATCTACAAGCTGGAGGCACAGGATTCTAATGTCTAGAAAGAAGTATTTCAAATATGTACCAGACTTTGAATATGTAAGTCGTCTTCCTGGTGCTAAGGCTATCTCAGATTATGTTCAAACAAAGAACCTCTTTAAGAGAGTAAAACTCTCTGATGAGATTTTTGAAGACCTCACATTCTTCACCAAGTATAAGATTGAGAATGATGATAGACCTGACAGTGTAGCCTACAAGGTATATGAAGACTCCAATCTAGATTGGTTGGTATTATTGTCCAACAATATTATTCATTATGAATCTGAGTGGCCACTGGATCAGAACTCATACAACAACTACCTGTTGAATAAGTATGGTTCATATGAAAACATGTATGATGTTCATCACTATGAAACAATAGAAGTTCTTGATACTAAAAAGAATGTAATTGTTCCTAGAGGATTAGAAGTACCACAAGATTTCTCAATCACTTACTTTGATAGTGGAACAAGTAAGGAGGTTATTGCAAATAACATAACAGGAGAAGTATCTAATCTTGTCTATGAGGATAAGGTCAGAGATGATAAATCAAATATCTTCCTACTCAAAGCAGAGTATCTTCCTGTCATTCTTAATGAGATTGAAGCACTGATGCCATATAAGGAAGGCAGTACTCAATACATCGGTAGGTCACTTGTCCGTGGTGACAACATCAGATTGTATCAATAAAAAAAGTAATAGGGCAAAAAAATACCCAGGATTTTTTATCCTAGGTAAATGAAATCAATAGTTGATTTTGGTTTAACTATCAGCTAACTTAGAGAAGTAACTCATAGGATCTTCCTCGTCATCTCCGTTACTAGTATCGCTGACACTAGTAGTGGGTGTTGACTTGGCTGCCTGATAAGAGTCTTCAAGCTTCTGCATGACCTCCTCTTCTGTGACTCGCTTCTGTTCTGTTGCTTGGTAGTTATCATACTGTGTTTCTTGTGCTGCTTGACGTGTTGAAGTTGTACCTAATACATTATCAAGACGTTTCTTCAGATCATCATAGGATTTAAATTGATCTGGTGCAACCAAGGCAGAAAGTGAATACTCTTTCTTCCAGATGGCTTCCATAGCATCATCGTCGTCCAAGAGTGGACCAACGTTTGCGAACTCACTGGAATCATAGTTCCAATAACCAGCAACCTTCTTCAGTTTCAGTTTGAAGTTTGCTCCTTGCCAGAAGTCGAAGGGATTGATTGCCTCTTCATCTTCAAACTCAGGTTGCATTGCTTCCATGATCTTATCAAAGATCTTCTTACCAAACTTATAGAGGAATACTCCACCCTCGTTCTGAGGATTAGCAGGATCCTTTACAACATAGATGTTAGCGTAAAAAGAAAGCTTACGTTTCTGTTTACGGACTGTATCCTTATCAGCATCATTACCACTATTCCACAGTTCACGATTCAGTTCACCCAGAGGGTCTTTCTGTCCGATAGT